GAACAAAAAGAAAAACCGCTACTCCTAAGAATAGCGGTTTAATCATGTTTTTAAGCTACAAATGTAGTCGCTCTATTATTTAAGAGTAACTAGTTTACATATTATTAATAGGTGATAATAAATAAAAAAGCTTATCAAATAAGCATTTATACGTTATAAAATACATATAATTTTTACCATTAAAATACAAAAGTTTTCACCTTTTGCCCCTTTTTTGCCCCCTGTTTTTTTCAAAAAACTTTATAAAAACGCTTGACTTTCTACAACTTTAGTTGTATAATAGATACATAAGGTTAAGGAGGAAACCTTAGACAAGGAAACTAGTAGAAAGGAAAACAAAATGTTTAAGTTCAAAAAGAAGCCACTCAAAGTAGAAACAAATAAGCTAGTAGTCAAAATAAACTTATTTATAATCAGCTTTGAATGGCACATCGAATTTGGATAGTGAGAAATCACTATCCACCCCTTCGGGGGTGTACTTAAATTATAACAGGAAAAACAATGAAAGTAAATCTAAAAATTAGAAAAACCACCAAGCGTGAAAAAGTTGAATTTATTATTGGACTTCTTCTACTCCTATTTGCAGTTTGGTATTTTATGAGGTAATATATGTCAGTAGATATTAAAGCTATCCGCTGGCTTTTAGACAACGCCACAGCCTATGCTATCAGCAAAAACTGTGGCGTATCTACTCAAGCTGTGGATAAATATAAAAATGGTGTATCGGATATCATGAACATGCGTTTAAAACACGCTATTAGCATGACTTCTTACGCCCATACACTACAAGAAAAACAGTGAGTACCATCACTGTTTTTTTCTATTTTGAGCAAACAAAAAACCGCTAGCGAATGCCAGCGGTCAAGTGTAATTAAATTTTGAAATCCTTTCTATATTTTTTTTATTTAGTAGTAATGAGCCCGTCAGGCTCTACAGTAAATGATTCTTTATCTGCCAATCGGCCATCTTCAAGCATGAGATAGTAGCCACCATTGTACGGCACGAAGCAGTCCGATTTCATATCGCCGTTTTCAGCATCCAGGTAATACCATTTCTCATAGTATTTAATCCAGCCCCTCTGCATGGCACCGTCTGCATTGAAGTAATACCATTTGCTATTGATTTTTTTCCAGCCACTATTGGACATGTATCCGTCCTTGTCGAACCAGTACCAATTTCCATCCGTATGATGTAGCCATCGGTCAGCATACATATAGCCGTTTTCATCGAAGTAGAACCAGTTGCCGTCGACTGCTTCAAATTTTGAAGTAGGGAAAGAGCCATCTTTCCTACTCCACCACCAGCCAGTATCGTCGTGCTTCCAGCCTGATTGGTCTTCTTGAGGCGGTACGATATAACCTACGATTGAATTTACTGAGCGTTCATTATATCGGCAAGGTCCGCCAACGTCGAGATAGTCCCAGTTCCCGTCAATGTTCTGCTCAATTGTCTTGATTGTAGAACCGTCCGAATCTTCATAGACAAGACCAGTATGACCATAGTTCACACCATCACCTGCCACAAAGTTCTTAACAAAGAACCAACCAGCCTTTGGATATTGAGCGCCATAGACGACTTGTAAGCCTGCTGCTTCTGCGGACCGTAGCAAGTCAATAGCATTGCCCCATAGACGAATACCAAAGTATTCATAGATACCGTAGCAAGTTACATCAGCGCATTGGTAGCCGTACATTCCGTCGTAATCTACCCCAGTCCCTGCGTCTGCCTTTCCAATGAAATATTGGACCATTTCATTAATTTTACTCATTTATTCTCCTTTTTGTTTTATGGTAAGGTTAAGGCCAAGGGTCGTCTGTAACATAAGTTATCATAGGAACATATATATCGGTGGTGTTATTATCGGAAGATACAGGGTTATTAAAATGGAACATTAAATAATTACCATTACTCGTTCCACCTATAAACCACGACCCATATATAGACCCCGTACCGTCATATATTGAACCAATCACTGATGACACTGACCGATAGCCAAGAGGTATTCTGTTTGTAAATAGAATATATACATTACGTTCAAGGTCATTTGATTGCGCAAGGTATCCAGGACCTCCCCGTCGAACAATCCCGAACATATCCCGTTGCAATCCCCCAATTTTATAGGTTACGATGTTGTTTACTCTGCGTATATGTACGGACGATTGGTTATATCCAGACGATATACTCAACCGTCTCCAACCAGTATCGCCCGTAAGAACCTCCCAACCTTTATTGTCGTTACCTGTTCTTTTTATCCATTTAAGAGCGCCATTAGTAACGGCTGTATCAACATAGGTAGTCCCGACTGGAGCGGTTACTTTTCCGTTTGGCATACCTTGCCCGTGGATTTCATATTCGTTGACTTGCCTACCTGCATTATTAGCAGGTAGGATAATACTTCCACCACCGTCGGAAAGTGATACGATGTTCCCATTGATGCTCAATCTCTGAGGAATGCCTACACCATCACGACCGTTTTCACCTTGTGGACCAGTTAAACCAATAGGCCCTTGTGGTCCAGTTAAACCTTGTTCTCCACGAGGTCCAGGCTCGCCATCTCGCCCACGTTCTCCTTGGATACCTTGCAAACCTTGAGGTCCTTGAAGCCCGTCTGCCCCTCTAGGTCCAGTTTCACCTTGTGGACCACGTTCACCAGTTTCACCTTTGTCTCCTTTTGATCCAGGTGTTAAGGCAATATTTTGTAGTTCTTCCTTGGTAGCAAACTGGCTTGTATCAATGTTAGGCTTGTTCTCTAAGACCTCTACACGCTGTTTTAAGGCGCTATCGTCATACACAGTATCTTTATCCGTCTTCGTCTTTAACGCTTCGATATCGGCTGAAATATGGCTTATTTTAGCACGAATACTGCTATCATCATAAGTACCGCCTTGCTCTTTGATTTTGGGAAAGAGTTCATCCAATTCTGCCTTGGTTACAACATCCTTAACGTTAACAATTCGCCCTGATTCTCGTTCAATGAGTGGTGTTTTGACTGCTTTATCAATTTCGCTCACATGAACGTTGAATAAGAAGCTATATACATCTGCTGACTGCTCTACTTTCTCAAAGTAAATATAGCCAATGACAGACTCATCAGTCGTGATCAGTGATGTATCAAATTGAACCGTGAACGAATTACCTTCAATTGTTGCTTCTACTTCCTGGTATCTCTTAGTGCCTTTAAAGTAGAATAAGCAGATAACCTTAGTAGCGGTCAAATTGTCGAGTGTAAACTTAAATTCAGCAATGCCTTTATCTTTGCTATAAAACTCTTGATAAAGCCTATCTACATCTCGATTGTTGGTTGAAAGGGTTAATTTCTTTTCGATAACCTTCTTCAAGTGTTACCTCCTTTCTTTTAAAAAGAAAGAGAACCTAGTAGGCTCTCTTATATCTAGTCTTCGTTTGGTTTGTAATACTCAAGCGCTCTGTCGCTATCTTTGATACCAGCAGTTGTTGGATCAGTAACAACTCCGAGCAAAACTAGAATATAAACAAACGTGTTCACTCCGTCTTGGATGTTTTTCGGTACTTCAAATCCGAATTGTTGAGCCATTAAAAAGATTGCCCCTAAAAGAGCAATTAGTGTTACTTTGTTTTGCAAACGTAGTTTCCAGTTAATCTTGTTCATTGTTTTTCCTCTGTGATTTCTAGTTCGAGAAATTTCTCGAACAATATTTTGATAGCACCGTTTCCGCCTAATTCAATGTAACTTTCATAAAGTCGTGAAAGTTCTTCGATTTCATGCTGACTTGTCTTTCCACGTCGTATTGCTTTTTTTAAGTTTTCTTGTAATCGAAAACGCTGTAACCGTTGCAAGCCTTTGCCAATAAGCGAAAGATTATCCCGATTTTCTTTTCCAATTTCAGTAACTTCACTAACTGACTTTTCAAGGTCGTCTATTTTATCGGTCAAAACGTTGATTTGTTTTTCAGTTTCCTTTGTATTTTGCGTACTTTTGAAAGAGAAATAACTTGGAATAATCACGATTAAAACGGGCGTTAGTTTATCAAGTAAGGTTATAAATTCCAATTAAAACACCCCTTTTCTGAAATAGTGGTCTATTGAACAGGTTGAGTGTCTAGCTCGGATTTAGGTGCTTCCCATTTCCACACAGCAAGGATTCCATTTTGAGATGGTGAACCTTCAAGTTGCTTGAGTGTTTCGCCTTGGTAAGTGAATTGTTGGTTAGTTTGAATCAAGATGCGTTTACCTTCGCCGTTGAGTTCATTGTGTTCTGGATCTTCGATTGCAAACATTGAACCAGGAAAATAGCTCTTTCCATTTTCAGCAAGCGGGAAGAGTTCGACAAGTTCCTTGTAGGTTGTTCCATAGGAGATTTTTTCACCCATGATTGAATCTTGAGCCATAACACGAACTACCTTGTTTATTTTTTCAGTCAATTCAAGCAATTCGTTTTGTTTGGCTTCAGTCTGAGTGAGCTTCTGTTCAGCTTGCTCGATTTTAGATTGAGCTTGAACGATTGCATTCGCTGGGTCCAATTCAGATTTAACCATGTCCAAAACTGCTTGGATAAGCACGTCTTCTTGGTCTTGTGTGCGGTCACCTACCAATTCACGCTGGTTGGTTGTGTAGCGGTTTCCGTCTTGTAAGCGGATTTCTACAACGGTTGTGATTTTGTCTCCAAAACCACGAGTATAAGGTTTGGTAGCGAGTGTGTAGTTGTTAATTGCCATTTGTCATTTTTCCTTTCACTTCTTCAAATTTTGCTTTCAATTCTTCGTCTGAATTGATAATGTTTTTGAGTTGTTGCAGTTCTGTTTCTGCAATGCGACACAATGCTTTGTATGTTGCTGCCTTGTGAGAAAGAGCAGCCACATCATTTCCAAGTTCTTCAATGACCAGTTGGTCAATTTGTTGGTCAATTTGTTCGTTCATGTTGTTTTTTCTAACCTTTCAACTTTTTGATTTAATTCCTGAATGGCCTTAATTAAATAAGGTACTAATTCAAATACCTTGTACGAATAAGCACCGTCTGGATTTTCATAGAATGCTTCTGGTGCGTACTTCTGGACATCTTGAGCCATGATACCACAAGCAATATCTTCAACTTTACCGTCATACTCTTTGCGATAAGAGTATGTTTTAAGCTTTTCGATAACATCCAATCCTGAGACTTGACTGTCTTGAATATTGGTCTTGTATCTACGGTCCGACAAGTCTTTGTTCAAAGTAATCCAGTCGTATGTCCCGTTGTCTAAATAAAAATACAGATAACCGTTGTTAGCGTCCATGTTTGTATATCGTGGTGAACTCATCCAAAATCCATACTTACCACCTGAAGCTCTGTTGTCATAGTAGATTTTACCGGTAACTCTAAGATTGCCATAGACAACAGGGGTGTTCCAAAAGTTTGCGGTGTTATAGCAGTACATTTCACCGTTGTTTTTTACAAACCAAGCCTGATTGCCCGGTTTCCCCCAGTTATCGCCCCAGTTAACCCAAAGAGCCGTTTGACCTGCTCTCCATCCACCGTCACTCATACCAACGCGAAAACTGTTAGAACCAGTCAACCAGAAAACAGTCGGATCCTTCTCATGCGTACCGATTTGGAAACCGCCAATCCTGCCTTTATATCCTTCAAGCAGGGTAGCAGATACTACTACTGACCTCAACTTGTTGATAAAGGCTGTTTTAGCAGCTAAAGTGTCCGTAAACACATCACTGGACACAAGCTTCTTCGCTAGAGCAGTATCAAATATCAATTTGTCTGCTGCAATCGAATTCGAGCGAATGATGTCAGTGTTCAATGTTCCAATCCGTGCATCGCCCACAAACAAGCGCTTGAAATAACCGTCAATGGCTGTGATTTCATCTAGAAGCGTTCTACCTTTTAAACGGATTTTAGCAGCTTCAATCAAAATATTATTGCTATTCAGATTGATTTGAGAAGAAATCGCACCAGGTCCTGTCAAGGTTTGGATAGCGTAGGAATCATTTAGCTGTGACACTTGAGTCTGTGTGACTACATCTTGAGTTGATGTGTTATCGCTGAAGCGTTTAGGAGGTTTGTCACCTCTAATAAGCGATACCTGACCGATTGCGACTTGCCCATTTTTCATCAACCAAATCTCTAGAGGGAAATCTCTTGCTTTAGTCGATGATTTCTGGACGGTCATCGTACCTGTGATGATTTGAATTCCGGTTTTCGTAAGAGTAACTCTATCAGATGCAAGTCCACCGTCAGAAGCCCATAGCTCGATTCCTAGAGGTGCATCTGGTAAGACATCCACCCATACTTCCATACGATAACTTAGTTTTTCACCTTTCGTGAAAGTTGATGTATTTAGTGGTAATGCAAAACCGTGGTAGACTGCATTGGTCTTACCAGTAGTGGTAATTCGTAGCAATTTAGTAGCAGCCTGAACCGTAACGACATTCGCATCTGCTTGTTTCTTGTCCCACTTACTGAAGTTCGTTGGATCATATACCAGGTTAAAATCTTCTAAGAAATTAGATACACGACTAACTAGACCGTCAGCAGTCTGAAGTACTTGAGAAATAGACTCATTCTGTTTCTGAATGGTCTGTGTGTGACTCTTAACGGTATCAACTACATCATTAAAATCAGCAACACTCACGATTTCAGAAGTGTTAACATCGTAGTCTGTCATGCGGTCAGAGTGTTCGAGTTTAAAACCACACAATTCAAGGCTACCACTACCTGTTTGACCAAACTGGATTGAATTGTAGACTGAACCTGCTGTGAATGTGAATTGATATCGAACCCAATCAGTATTCGTGATTGGCTTATTCATAAATCTATCACGATTATTTGATGCCCATGGATGAAGTAGTAAATTTGCATTAGGCTTAATTACTCTCGCCCAACAGGACATTGTATATTTCTCACCAACAACTAAGTTAATACCTTGTGCGATATCTTTATTCGCTCCGTTGGTGTTATTTACAATCCGAATGCCTTTTTTAATAGCACTGTGTGGTGAATCTGTAAGCTGTACGACTTCTGTCCTACCATTACCACCTGAATTGTTCAGTCTCCAGGTGCCTTCTAAACCATTCCCAGAAGGAATGATGGAAGAATTCTGCAAGAGATTATCGTTTCGAATAACATCTCTTAGTTTGGTTTCAATTCGTGAGATGGTCCTTTGAAATCCGTCAACCGAATTCTTGACGATGTTCTGGACTTGAGTAGCATTTTGAAACCCTCTGTCATTGGCCAATCTGTCAAAATCAGTACGTGATAGCTTCTCTGTAATCTGGTCAGCTTGGACTTCGATTCTGTTTTCAGCAATCCTCAACCTGTCGTTTAAAGGGTCAATCTCTTTTTTAGTCACAAGCGTTTTGATTCGGTCTGTTATCTGCTCGATTTTAGCAAAGTTGGAATCAGACAAACCTTTAGAAGTATTAGCGGACTCAAGAGCGTTTCTAGCTTCTTCTAAAGCT